TCTACCAAATGCTGCGCCTATTTGACGTGATAAATCAGCTTGTCTTTCCGCAACTTCTGTTGCAGACATAGGTGTTTTCTCATTAGGATTGCCTAACATGTCGTTGTATAAGGCTTTTTTAATATTGGTACGCATATCACGTAGTACCAAATCAGATACATTAAAGTTACCTGCTGGTCCTACTGGCTGTAATCCTGCAGATCCTGGAGCTTTCGGTATGATTGTTCCTGGAATTAGTGCAATGTTATCAACATTAATTACCCCATCATCTTCTACCTGATACATACCAGATATAGACATTTGTGCATTTTCTAGTATTAATTCTACAGTTAAGTTAGCTGTTTTAATTGCTGGCAGGGCTAACATCAATGGTCCACGACCATATACTTCACCAGCACATTTAGACCATCTGTATACAATAAATGGGTTAGAACCTAGTCCTTTAAATGTTTCTTCATGTAATTTATGCTCATGTTCCTTAGCAATAGCACAAAATTTGTACTCTTCTTCTTTCATGTTGTAGTAATTTCTGTATACAATCTCTATTACTTCACATTCTTTTTCAGGATTCTTTTGCATATCCATCATCATTTTTTCTGAATACTCTGAATTTGGATAGGCAACAGGTAATTCTTTCATACGAATCATACGTTTTCTAAACACATGATCGACTTTATCATCGTGTCCAGATGTCATACATACATGAGGTAGTGGTATTGCTTTGAATCTAATAGGATTTATAGCATCTCCCTCCTCAACAAGCAGTACTCCTGTACCTAATGCTATGTCTAGAAATGATTCATGTATCTCTTGAGAGAAGTTAGAGTTCTGTAATATCTCAAATACATACTCTGTAACCTCGTCAAGTACGAGATTTACCTCTTTTTGTTCTTCTTTGGGTACTTCACTACCAGCTACAAAATCAGCCCATCTTGCGTAATTAGGGACGATTCCTGACTGTAATCGTGATGCAAACTCTTGAACCCCTACTACAGCAGTTTCATCGAATATCTTTTCAGTTCTTCTTCTGCCTGGCTGTTCAGTATAAAAACTTTCGTTTTGAGGTAATGCATACTCATAGCATTCTTCAAAGATACTTTTCCATTGGTCTTTGACTTGCAAAGCATGTTCATATCTTTTCAAAAGCTGTTTAGTAGGCGAATCATTCAGATTAACCTGCGGTTCAATCTTTGCTTCTATTACCATTATGCTCCGAGTGTATCTTTACTCATCAAACCTCTGTCGAGTTCGAATCCTCTACCGCCTTTAGAACCTGCTAATAATGAACGTCTGCCACGTCTACCATAAACAGATGCAACTCTATCTTCATAAGCTTGTTCTTTAAGACGTGTAGCTTCATCTTGCTCACGTTTAATAGCTTGTTTTTTCCTAGCTTCTTCGCCTGGATCTGGTGGCGGTGTTCCTCCGCCTCCGCTTGGTGGACACATATTATCTTCTCCTGTCGTAAATTGATTTAGGTTTTAAATCAAATACATTAAAATTCTTTTTAGCTACTACTGGTTTATTAACTTTATTTCCAATAGTCAAACTTCTACCCTCACCTGCTCCTAAAAGCATATATTGCAAAGCATCGTGTATATGAGAAAACCTATTTTTATTTGGTTTCTCATCGTACCTTTCTCCAGATACTTGCATTCTCCTGTAATGATAACCCCCATCAAACCCTTTAATCAAGTTAATACACTTCGGATCTAACAATATTCCTGATTCTCCATCTACCATTCTTGATAAAGTGGCATTAACACTTTCTAATCTTAGGGCTACATCATTACTTGGAGCTGGTCTTGCATTGATTCCGCGCCCTCTAAGTATCTGAAATGGGGTAGATTCATCGGTTTGTACCCTATGGTCACCTGCGGGATCACCAAATACTATAAACTGTCTAGGCAAATACTCTGCCATTTTCTGTTTCATGACGTCAGAAAACCTAACAATACCCATATCTTCTGCTACTAATTCATCAATAATTACCCATCTACTGCGTATTTTCATGCCAAATACACATGCTGGAGTTAATCCAAAGTCTATTCCTACATAGATTGGTGCATCTGGAAGTATAGCTACATCGCCTTTAGCAACGTGTACATCTTTCCTAAACATCTCATATACAGGTTTACCGTCTTCAATTTGTCCTAATTTATTCAAAACATAGACATCAATCCATGATTTAGACTTACCTCTGATAATACTTTCGTAATAATTCTTGGTTAAATTCTTACCATTTTCTTTTTTTGGATTGTCTTTATATCCCTCTAGTTCCTTGTCTTTGTTGTAATCTTCTATCAATGCTGGTGGCTGATTAAAAAATATCCAGTTGTCAGGTTTGACTAGCATCTTAGCTTCTTGCTTGGTTATGTAATCAGGAAGCATTGCTTCACCTGATAGGATTGACCACCAATGGTCAGTATCAGGAGGGTTAGTATCGCATATCACACCATACCAAGTAGGACCACCATCACGCATACTAGGATAACGTCCAACACGCATAGTACATGCATCAACAATTGACTTAGGTATCTCTCTAGCTTCATTGATCCATACTCCTGTTAACTCTAATGATAGTAGTTTCTTAACATCATCTGGTCTATCTAGGGCTAGAAATATAACTTCTAGGTCAATATCACCCTTTTTTATACGATGTGTATAGGGAACACTGTAATTAAACTTGCCCCATTCTTCTTCTGGAAACCAGTCAATCCAAGTTTTTATTGTAGTTGTTTTCAATTGAGGGTTGGTATTACGTATGACAGCCCATCTGGAATGTCTAATACCATCTTCTGCTGGCTCCTGCATCAATGCTCTACGAAAGATTTCAATACAACAAGCAACCGATTTACCGCTACCTACAGGACCACGAATGGCTCTGAAGAACGTATCATCTTTCATGAATTGTTTAAGTACTTCGCCGTCTGGCTTATAGTTGAGTGACATTATTGTTGACTGCTAGTCTGTACAGCTTCTCCAATGTTAGTTCAGATAGTGATTCTAGGACCTTATCTGCCTCATAATCGGTCAAAGCAGACTTAGGGTAGTCTTTCATATGTGTCATCTTAACAACCGTTCTGAGCTTACTCATAGCTCCATGATTGTATTTACGTAGTTTTTCTATTGAATGATAGCTCATTGTCTTCCACTAAGCTTAGTTCTAAGTTCGTCTCTTATCAGTTTAGCACTATATCCTTTCTTTTTTAAGTTTCGGTAAGTTGATCCAATAATATTTCTAGGTGTATAGGTTACTTCATCACTAACCTCTTTAAATTTACCTTTATCGGTTAAAACTTTTCTAGTATTTGTTGTATATAAAAAGTTTTTATTTTTATCATAAACCTCATTAGACTGTAAAAATTCTGACTTTCTTTTTTCATGAAACCCTAAGATTGCTGTATCTTGTTTAGCTATTCTACCTTTTTTAATATATCTAAGTACTGCAGATTGTTGTCCCATTGTTCTTAATTTATCTGTTTCAGTAGCAAATTTTTTATCACCTGTTATTTTTTTAACAGTACTGAATTCTTTACCTAGTAAAGCACTAGGTGGTCCAGATAAATCTCCTTTGGTTACTTTAGGAACATTAGCAAATCTAAGACTAATACCACGTTTCTTAGCTTCTTGGCTGTATATTTTTCTAACTAATCCATCTTTATCACTTAATACGACTGTGCCTTTCATGTCTCCTTTAGCTTTTCTGTCATCCAATCTTGCAGCAATGGTGCTACGCATCTGCTCAATCTCTCTAGCAGTATCGCCTTTTGTTTTGGTAGCTACTCTGTTTCTGGTAACGTCTTTACCAATGCTTTCTTTTTTCTTAGAAAATTTTGATTTGGTTTTAGCTCGACTTTCTTTGTATAGCTTGGTTGGATCGCCAAATATTTCACCTGTATTTTCATCTACTTTAGCAACTTGTACTTGTTTATCTCTTATTTGACTACGAGTTTGAGTCGATTTGTAGTTTCTAACACCACCTGTAGCACTTCTACCTGTGGCTCTTACAGCATATTCATTGCGTTGGTCTTTGATATCATCAACCTTTTTCTTTCTTAACAAATAAGATTTGGTTTTAGC